GCGGAATTCCACTCGCCCTTCCACTCTACGCCCGGAATTCCCTGCGCTCCTGTGTCACCCGTCGCACCCTTGATATTTCCCTTCTGAACCCATGCGCCTGATTCCTTGCGATAGACGTTAGACGTCACAGTGTCCAACGCCATATCCGTTTCCGCGCCAAGAGAGGTTGAAGGAATACCGCTTACCACATGCCAACGGCTACCCGCCGTTCCCGTTGCGCCAGTCTCACCCGTTGCCCCCTGCGGGCCTTGTGCGCCCGTAGCCCCCGTGGCACCTTTGATGTTGCCGTCAAGTGACCATCCTCCGGCCCCGCGCTTGAAAACGTCGCCGCTTGCGGTGTTCAGTGCGTAGTCTCCGGTAATGCCGATAGCAGAAGACGGGTCAGAAGCGGACGAATACCACTTTGCCCCTGCCGCTCCTGCCGCACCCGTTTCGCCCTTGATATTGCCTCGAAGCGTCCACGTGCCCGATTCCTTGCGGTACATGTTCCACGTGCTGTAGTCAATACACCAGTCGTCATCTACGCCAAGACCTGCGGCGGGAGCGCCGTTGTTGCTGTATATCGTGTTCCCGTCCGCTCCAGGGTCGCCCTGGTCGCCCTTGAGGTTGTTTTGCAGGGCGAGCTTCCATTCACGGAGGAAAGATACAAGCTGCGCGTTCGTCTCCGAGGTCATAGTCGTATTGAAGTTCCTTACGATGGCATATTCCGCCGCCTCCGCTGTCGTCTCCGCGAACTCGTCCTTGAGTGTCAGGTGCGTATTGTCCGTCACCGCGTCGATCTCGTAGAATTTGACGATGCCACCGTCCGAAAGGATAGCGAAGAGGTCGCCTGTCTTCGCCTGTACCCCCCAGATTGTTCCCGATCCGAGCACCGCCTTGCTGCCTTCTGTCGCCGTTACCGTCCCGTCCCTGTACCAGTTCGCGCCGGCCATTTACTCACCATCCTTTGCATATGGCAAGGCTCCGCGTATTTCAGCGAGGCCTTGCATGAGTTCGTTCAGTTTTTCCGGTCTTCCCTGCGCCGCTTCTGTGAGGGCTTCTAACTGCCGTTCAACCGGATAGCGTTCAAGGTATTCTCTTTGTCTGTTTTTCCGCACCTCTTCCGGCGTCGGCTTGTATGCGATTTTCACACGACCACCTCCGCGTCCAAGTACGGCCAGCATGTGATTTTGACAGCGCCGGAGTATCCCGTTATATTCGCTTCGCCGTCGTCAATCTCGAATGTCTGTTCTCCGATTTTGAGCACGCTTCCGGGAGGCATCCCGGTGATGGCCCCATCGGAAACAGAAAGCGGCATGGAGGGACGCTCCACGACGCACCCATCCTTGACGTAGTGCGTCGTCGAATCGACTACGCCGTCGTACTCCACGAAACGTGGATTTTCCGCATAGATTTTCAGCGTGTCCCCTATGACGTCGTTCACCTCGACAAACCCGCAGATTCGCCCGTCCGTGTCGAACTCCACGAAATTAGCCATACTCTCACCTCACCGATAAAAAGCTATCGCCATGATCCCCGCTGCGGCGACCACCTGACCGGAGCCGGAAGGAACCCAACCTTTAACCTGATACAGTTGTTGCCCTGTGCCGGGGCTCGTGTCCATGTAGTTCACGATCATGTGCGATTCCGATTGCAGCCACGCCGTACCCCCAGCGCCCAGCGCCTGACTGCCGTAGTTTTTCGTCAGCTTGCCGTACAGGACGTTCCCGCCGTAAATAAACGATCTCATGTACGCCTGCACCAATACGTGCGTCGCCCCGGTTGTGTCGATGGACAGCTCACGGAATACCCGCTCAGAGGTATCCACATATCCGTAAGGGCCACCAAATGGCCAGTTGTACCCGCTCGTCACGCCCCACGAGAGCGCCCCTGGACCGCCGGAAGCAAGCTTGATTCTGCCGACCGTCAGGTCTTGGATTTTGGCGTTTTTGATGCTGCCGTCTTGGATGAAGGCGTTGCTCAGTGATATCCGCTGAACGCCGTCAACTACGCCGATTACGAATGGATATTCCCGAGTTGCCCCCGGTCTACCAATCATGAAATTGTCCACATGAATTATCATGCTACCGGAGGTTGCACCGCCGATCAATTCCCACCCGGTGATATACCCGTTCGTGTCGATTCGTACCCCGTATTTTCCCTTGATCCCGTCCACGCTCTGCGAGAGAACTTGAACGCTGTTCGTGTTTCCGTCGACCTTTGTTTGTAGCGTCGTAACGTTGGAAGCGAGCGCGCTGTCAGCGTTCGCCCGCGCTGTTGCTTCTGTGCGCACAGCGGCGTACACCGTCCCCGGTGCGGGGCTTGCAGGGTCGCCGATGGATGCCGCTACCGTTGAGATGCTGCTTGAGAGCGCCTCGTCAGCATTCGCCCGAGTAGTCTGTTCCGTTTTTATCGCCGCGTAGACCGTGCCCGGCCCCGGATTCCACGGATCGCCGATGACCGCTGTGAGCGCATTGATATTCGCCGCCATAGCTTCGTCCGCAGTGACCCTTGCGGTTCGTTCGGATACGAGAGCGGCGTAGACCGTTCCTTCTCCGGGATTGTCCGGGTCGCCGAGCATCGCGGATATCGTCAGTATTTGCGAAGCGAGCGCCATGTCTTCCTCTTCGCGGGTGATGCGCTCTTCGTTTATCGTGGCGATGGTATATTTCACGTCGTTGAGCGCTCCGAGTTCGGCTTGTATCGCCGCCTCAGCAAGCTTGTCCTGATACCGCTGACGCAAGTTCTCCTTGATTGCGTCGTTATAGTCGGATAAAGCGTTCCATATCCCGCTCTCCGCCAGCGAATCGACCGGCGTATTCAGGTCCGCTATCGCCTCCTGCACAAGCTCGTTTTGCAGGATGATGTCTACAAGGTCTTGATGGTCTTCCTGATCCGAATACCCATATACGCCCGCTTCCGCATTCCACTCGCTGATGTTTCCGCTCAGGTCAACCGCTCTGATCCAGTAATAGCGACCTTGAAAGCTCCCAAGATACCGCATGTACGTCGTGCCTTTCGCGTCGGCAATCTTCACGGCGCTGTCCCGATCGTCAACGGCGTTTTCCCATATCTCGATATGCGACAAGTCCGGCGCGGTCGGGTTGATCCATTCAAGGATGATTGACCCAAACCATCCCGTAGCCGTTAATCCGGTAGGCGCGTCAGGAGCTTCCACGTCTTTCCCCACGATGATCGACGCTATTTTTCCGTTCGTTTCCTTGCCTGTATCCGGTCGAACGCAGTTGACCCAAATTTCGACCGTGCGCCCGGTTTCAAGGCTTGGGATGCTGGTCTGTGTTATCAAGCGCGTGCTGTTGACGTGGAGTGTCCATTCCTCTTCCGGTTCTCCCTCGTCCGCAACGTACCGCCACCGCACATTGATAGCCGTTGGCGTGTAGTCGCTTGGATTCTGCCAGCTCGCCCGAATTATCGGGACCCAGGTTCCATCACCTTCCTGATGCCCTACGTCCTCCAACACCAGCGCGTACACATCGTCATACGTGACCGGCGGGCTGTCCTGTACTGGACTATCGACGTTCAGCCCGTCGTCGGAGTACACCGCCGCATCGTACTCCGCGCACGTGATGGTGACGTTCCCTGTCTGCCCTTCGTCCTGTACTTTCAGCACACGGAAGGACTTCGCGCTCCATCCGGTGAAGTCCGGGTAAGTGATGCTAATAATCTCCCCTGCCTCGATGTCCGCGTCTTTAAGCGAGACTTGGAACGCGCAGAAGTTTTGCACCCTCCGCGCCGTTTCAAGCAGGTAATTCCCGAGTCTGCCCACCTGCTCAGGGCGCGTGACTCCGAGAAGAGAGATGGACTTCTCGAATACGCCGCGAGCCTGTATATCCTCTTGAATCTCGAACGGCGCTGAACTCTGCTCGTAGTGGTTATTCGGGTCTATCCATTCAATGACAATCCTGTTCGGTGAATCGTCGCCGCTCTTCTGCCACCACGTGAAGCTGTCCTTCACAAAATTGTCCGGCCCGAGCGCCTTGTACACGCTCCCAGTCTGTTCGACGTGGAGTTCGATCTTGTCGCGGGCGAGGAAATACCCACGGAAACAACCGAGCATCGCTTGTAAATGATCTATCGCCGGACGTTGCGTGTCGATTATGTAATCCAATGTAAAGCGCGGTTCGCCGTCGATAGGATGATCGCAGTAGGTCGCCGCCGCCGTGAAGCTGTCGAGGTCTATCAAGTCGGTAGGAATGCCGACGCCGTAGCGCGTGTTCGTCAGGAAGTCGTACACAATCCATGCGGGATTTCTTGAAAATACCGTACCCGAAGGGGTCCAAATCTTCCGGCCCTCGACAATGGAACTGATTACCGGATTCCCTGATAACCCATCCTGCGCTTTGAGCGTCAAAGCTATGTACGCAGTGTTCGCGTAAGTGTTTCCGCCAGGGTCGCGGCTGTCCGCTACCTGATCAGGTTCGCCAAGATGGAGATTGATCGAACTGTCGGCCAGCTCATGTACCACGTCGCCGTTCTCGTCGATCAATACGATGTCGTTTGCATACACGCTTTTTATGCTTTGAATCGGACCTTCCGAGACGCCAACGAACATATCCATCTTTTGCATGGAGTCGTCATAGAACGTCTGCATGAAAATGTTGCCGCCGACCCTGCAACGCCCGTACACTATTGGTACCGGGAGAAGTTGGCTCTTCGTATTGCTCAGCTGTCCAAAGGCGTAGTTCGGCGTGGAGCTTCCGAGGTCGATTTCCTGCGCGTCAAAGAGGCTTCCAATGGACGCCCCGAGCATCACCGCCCCGAGCCAGGTTGCGGCAAGCCCTGCGCCAATGATGGATCCGCTGAATGCAAACCCGAGCAGCGCCCCTATCGCGGCTCCCGGCATGATTCCACCTCCCTCGCCCGGTAGATTTTGTGTATCCGTTTCATTCTGAATTTCACCTTCCGCGAAGTCTTGCCCGGATAGATGTGTAGCAGAGCCTCGTCAACAACCGTTCCGATGTGATGCCGTACTACTCCGTCCGCTCCCGGCAAGCGGTAAATCACCAAGTCGCCGTCATGCGGCGCGTCCGCTTCATCGGCGATGTCTTCCAGCCAGTTAAGGAGAAATCGCTCGTCGCCCGTCTCCGGGTCGTAGTCGAACGGAAAGTCATACTCCCGCCCGTAAA